ATACGGTTTTGAGTTTCAGCCATTTTGGTTCTCCAGTTTTGCCACTTGTGCAGCGTATTGCTGCGGGGTCAGGCCCAGCTTTTTCGCCAACGCAACTTGCGTTTGAGTCAGTCGAATTTTTCCGACACCCGTAGTACGAGTGGCGGGAGCCACGACCGTTGTGGGTTTCTTTTGAACCTCAACCGTCTTCGGCTTGTCTTCGTTCCCGAATAACTCGGGGAACTTCGACTTCATGCGACCATCGATCTGGTCGAAATACTCATCGGAGCGGGGATCAACACCCCCGGTGACTAGCTTTTGATGCAGCCCTAGTGCGTAGCTGGTGAATTCCTCAAACCCCGGTTGCCCGAACCACTGGTTTTTTGCCTGCCAGCGCAGGGATTTCTCGTCGGGTTGAACCTGAGTTTGCGGTTGTTGCTGAGTTTGTACCGGAATTTCCGTGGGCTGTAAAGCCTGCGGACGGAATCTTTTTGCTTCTTCGACTCGCCACTTGGCCGCAGCAAGCTCCTCCTGGGCCGCGATGATGGCGTCGGTATCAAACGCCTCCTGTGCAGCCTTGAGGTTTCGACGGGCAGCTTCGAGTTCTGTCTCAGCTTCCTTGCGGGCGCTTGAAACCAGAACCTCCTGGCCCTCGTTGTAACTCTTCTTCAGCCGGTTGTTCTCGTCGATCAACTGCTGTGCAAGACGCTCAAGCTCGGCTTTTTCCCGGGCTACAGCCTCTTTTTGACGGCGTTCGTCGTGACGTGCGTGGGTCAACTCCTTGATCCGCGACTGCACGTTGGCCGAGTAAGACTCGATCTCTTCTTCGGTCGGGTCAGCGACCTCCCGCTCCAGAGGCTTACGGCCACGGTCACGCTCGGGCGTGTCGTCTACGACCTCAATCTCGACGTCGGTTTCACCCGAAGTCTCGACTTTGACTTCGTTCTCCTGCTCGTCAGGGAACTTGTACTCTTCCTTATCAATCGCCATCTTTCACTCCTTCAAGCGCGGGTGAGTCCGCGAGGGTCTTGCACAACAGCATCAACTTGGTCATCGTTGATGAGACGGAACTCCTTGCCAAAAATCTTGAACCGCGTACCAGAATAGGTACGCACCAGCACAAAATCTCCGGGTTTACACCAAGCTCCCGTGGGGAAACGCTCGGGGTCTTTGTAGGCCGAGGGGCCTTGTTTGAGCACGAACAGCACCGTGGTGGCGTGTTCTTCCTGCTTCATGTACGTGTCGGCCTTGATCAGGCTGGAGTTCTCAAACGTGTCTGAAACGTCCGGCACGATGCACAGCAGTTTGTGACCTGCAGGCTCTGGAAGGGCTGTGGCCTTCTCTTCAGGGGCGAGGTTCTCGTCCTGTTCGTCCTGGGGCTGAATGGTCTTGGGCAGGCTGATGCCTGGGGGGAGGATGATTCCCGCTTCACTCGTCTGCATCTTCGGCTTTCTTTGCAAGGTCAAGGATGTAACGCTCTGCCATCGCCAGACCTTGGATGACGCCGCAGAGCTTCTGGTATTCCTCAAAAGTGCGACACGAACCCCCCGCCAAGTCATCGGCGTAGTTGTTCATGTCGGTGCGTATTTGTTCGCGCAATACGCGTGCGAAGTCGTGGATCACTTAGTGTTCCTAATGGGTGGACGTGCCTGTGCGGCACGGGTTTTGGCAATCTCGACGCCCAGCTTGACGCCTTCACGTTCTTGCTGAGCGATGAGCATCGCCTTGTCTTTCTCAATATCGGCCTGGGTCTTCATGGCGCGAAGCTCCAGGTCGCCCTTCACGCGCTCAGCTTCAAGCTCCTGTTTGTCAGACATGGCCGTTGCATCGAGCATGATCTTCTGCGCCTTCAACTCCAGTTCCTTCTGACGCAGCGCCAGTTCTTGCTGCTGCATCTGGATCACCGGGTCTTGCATCTGCTGCTGCGCCTGCATCATCGCGGCCTGCTGCTGGCTCTGCGCCACCACCTGACCTGCGGCCTGGGCCATCATGGTGGACAGCGCGATCTCCACCTGCGGCGGGAGCTTCTCGTCCTCGGGAGGCAGCGGCATGCCCAACTGCGCTTCGATCTGCTTGCGCATCTTGAAGCCAATGTGCTCAGCGATGTGCGCTTGCAGCGACGCAGCCAACTGCTGCGCCTGCGGGTTCTGTCCCAACTGCGCGGCGATCAGCGGGTCTTGCATCATCATGTTGTGCACGGCGATGTGAGCGTCGTGATCTTGGTGCAAGAACGCCTTGACGGGCTTGAGCTTGAGGATGTTCTGGTTCTCGGTGACCGGATCGGTGGGCTTCTGGTCCTCCTCCAGCGGCACGATCTTCTCGGCGTTCTTGATGCCCAGAACAGACAGCATCCCCCGGTGAAGCTCAGGCAGGTTGTAAATCTGCGGAGCCATCTGCGCCATCTGGATGGCGGCTTGGAACTGAACGACGCGCTGCGACATCGTGGCAGCGTTGGGGTCACTCACGGGGATGACATCGACCAAGTCGTAGTCAGCCTGCTTGGCACGCTTCGTCCCGTACTCGGGGTCGTAGGTGTAGTCCGGGTCCGTGTAGTCGCGGATCAGGTTCTTCAGGAGCTTGAACTCCTGCTTGAGCGAGAAGTGCGTACGAGCCTGGACAGCGGTGAGGACTTTTAGTTGACGCTCCAGCAAGGCCAGGGTCGTACCCACCGGCGCCTGCGCCGACATGTCGGCCACCTTCATGTCTGCGGTGGCAGCGAAGCGACGGCCTTCCTCTACGATGTTCCCGAGCAACTGGTACAAGACGCCGGACGGCTCCTTGTACGGCAGGGGCAGGATGCTGTCGCGGATGTTGCCACTAGCGACGTCCACATCGCGGAACTCGCCCGGAGCGATGGGGGTGTCATCGCCCTTGATGCGCAGCCCTCGGCTCTTCAAACCCCCCGGCAAATTGCTCAGCGTGCCCGCATCCACCAGTTGTCTCATCAGAGACGTTGCGGATTTGGCGAACCCGCCAATCAGATGGAACAGACCAAAGCCGTACGCCCCGAAGCCGGGGATGTACTGGTAGTGCACGAAGTGCTGGCGCTTGAGTTTGAGTGGGTCGTCCTCACTCCAATTTCTCCTTATTGCTAACACGTCATTCGTGCCCTTGATCATGGTCACGACGTACGGCAGCGCGATCTCGGAGTCTTCTCCTTCGCCGTACTGATCTTTTTTTATATTTAAGTCCACATGGACTTCGTACAGCGTGAAGCGATCATCATTCAGGTCGCGGAAGCCAGTCTCTTTGTCCTTGGCTTGCTGGATGTCGGTCTTGTTCTTGTCCGGCTCGCCAAGCTCGATGTCCCGATAGAAGCCAGCAGCCTGCAGCTTGATGATGTCGTTCTTGGTTTTCCGCATGACGTGCGTCAGGCGGTAGCAGGTGTCCATGTCGGTGGCGCCGTACGGCAGGATGATGTCCTCCGCAGGCACAAACATGCTGACCTGACGACCCAGGTTCGGGTCGTAATACACCTTCTTGAACGCCGAGCCCGTAGCGGGCAGCGACCAGAGCATGCGCTCGTGCTCAGGCCGGAACTCCTTCATGACCTCGGTCAACTCGAAGTTCATGTCGTCCTCGACGCGGACAGCGGCCTCTTTCACCTCGGGTGTGTCCTTGCCGATGATCTTGGTCTTCACCGGGCCCTGCGCAGGGAACGTCTCGGTGATCATCTCGGACTGGAACTTGACCACGGCCTCCGTGATCATCGGGTGGAACACGCCGCATGCGCCGTTCCACGGTTCTGTCCGCTCTTCGATCTGCAAGCCCAACAACTTCAGGCCATCGACGTACGCTTTCTCCCACTCCTTGCGGGAACCCACGTCTTGGGTGATGTCTGCGGACAGGTCGGAGCCGAGTCCTTCGATGAAGGACGAGTCAAGCTCCTCCGCTAGGTTCGCATCGAACCCACCACCCTCGGGCTCCTCAGGGGTGAGGCTGATCTCCAGCCCATCGATGCCGATGTTGACCTCGTCTGGGTTGACGATCTCGATCTCCAACTCAGGCTCAGCCTGCGCCATCTCTTCCAGACCCACGGGCGCGCCGTACAGCGCCTTGTCGATGTTCGTTGCCATGTCTGGCCTTTCCTAATCAGTAGTACGCCGCCTTGCGTGGCGCGAAGTAGCGTTGTTCGTCTTGCTCGTCGGATTCGAGGCTGATGAAGCCCCCTTGACGGAAGCGCAGGAGCGCCTGTGTCGTAGTGTCCACGAAGTCGTCGTTCTCGCCTACAGGGAACGCCGCCATCTCTTCAATCACTTCCCGCGCCCAGCGCGTGTCGGGCGCCCAGACTTTCCCAGAGAAGAACAAATCTGCCACCGCGTTCATCCGCACCACCTTGTCGTTGCCGCGCGACGGTGTGTACTCAGCCACGGGGATGCCCATATTTCTCAACTCATATATCAAAGGCGCACCCGCTGCCTTCTTTTCCACGATGAACGCGTCAGGCTCCCACTCTTTGTAGTGCTTAAGCGCGACCTGTTTCAACTCGGGGAACGCCATCCGGTCTTTGAAGGCATCGAGGAGTATGAGTTGGGGAGAATCCCCTTCCTCTTCGTTATAGAACACGCCCCACGTGGTGCAGGCGCTGAAGTCGGAGGTGGTTTTTGTCTCGAACGCCGTGTCCCAGGACTGGATCACGTACTCGCACTGGGGCGGGTCGTCTTTTGGCCACATCCGCCAGTGATGGCGCCCAACGATGGCAGAGGAGTCTGCCGTAGGCTGCTGCATGTACTGCGCGTTCCAGAACCTCGGGTCGAGGTTGGCTTTCTTGGACTTGAGTTGGTCCAGTGGCCACTGGTCTGGCCACAGAGACTTTTCGTTCTCTTGGCCTTCATTCAAGATCGCGGGCAGTTCCACGATCTCCCACTGGTCGGCGTCGGGGTTTTTGGTCTGGTAGTCAATCAGACGGCCAGTGAGGTCGAGCAGCGACCACCGCGTCATGATGACGATGATGGCGCCCCCCGGCATCAAGCGTTGCAGCGGGCCTGTTTGGAACCAGTTCCACGCCGTGTCGAACGCGAGGCGGCTGTTTATTTTTACGTCTTGCTCAGAGTGAGGATCGTCAATAACGAACAGATCAGCACCGCGACCAGCCAGAGCACCACCGACACCAGCAGCGTAATACTGGCCTCCCTTGGAGGTTGACCACTTCCCGGCGGCTTTTTGGTCTTCGGCAACACAGGTTTCGGGGTACAACTCAGCGTATTCGTCGCTGGCGATCAGGTTTCTGATGCGCCGACCAAAGTCTTCGGACAGGCCCGCTGTGTGCGTGCCCATGATGATCTTCTTCTCTGGGAAGCGCCCCAGGAAGTATGCGGGGAACAGGTAGCTGGAGAATTCGGACTTACCCATACGCGGGGCGATGTTGATGATCACCCGCTTTTTCTTGCCCGCAAGCACGTCTTCAAAGATGCGCGCCAGCTTTTTGTGGTGCGGCCCCACCTTGAACCCCGGATAGACGTGCTTGGCGAACTCAATCAGGCTGGTTTTGGCCAGTTGGCGCGACAACCTACGCTCTTTTTCCTCCAGAGCCTCAAAAAGCTCGACTTTCTCCTGCAAAGACAGCGTCGGCAGCGCCGCCTGGAGCGCCGCAAGCTCGCGCGGGGTCAGGCTAGTTAGATTCTGCAGGTTCATCGGGTGTCGGCTCGTCGTTTTGCGGAGCCTCGTCCACTACATCCTGGCTTTCCGCCACATCAATCACGTCCGTGACCTGCATGAAGCGGTTGATCTTCTCCTTGATCTTGGCTTCGATCTCGGCGTCGGACAGAGTGTTGTTTTTAACTTCGACCCGCTCCGTGAACAGCGCCACTTCAGTCACTCTACCCAACATATCCAAGGCTTTTAACCTGATCTTCGCATCAGGGTGCTTGGTTTCCTCAAGGATTTGGCTCACGGCGTAGCCGCGAAGCTCCTTGGCCTGCTCCACAAACTCCCAGTCATAGGCGGTCAGCATCCCCGTCAGGTGCCGAACGGCAGCGGGCGTTTTTAACTGGACCAGGGCTTTGCGCTGTTCTTCGGGTGTTTGGGTGGTCAGCGCGGAAAACGCTTGCTGCGCCGTTGAGGCGGCTGCTGATTTCAGGGCGTCGTCCGTGGAGGGGGCGCCCATTTTCTCCAACCAGTCAGCAGTATTTAGCTGAGCGGCGACGATGTCGTCTGGCGTGGCCTGAGTTAAAGGAACCACGCTCTGCGGCGTAGCCGGTGGAGGGGTGAAATCCAGCAAGTGTTCAAGCATTTCCAAGCGGGGCTTGTGACCGAATAGCGCGGAGTGTATATTCGCAACCGGCATGTACGCAAGTTGGTTCATGCTTTCTCCTCTCTGTTGCAGGTTGCAACTTCCGCCCCGGCTGCAAAGCGCGGGGCTTTTTTTCGCCGGTGTATGTCAAAGGTTGGACTGTATTTGTGGGAAATTTTTTGGGGTATAGGGGGGTATTTATTTTGGATTTATATGGGGGTGGGGGTTATTTTGGCGGGTTTGAGGTGGAGTTTGGGAAAAATGCGGAGTGCGGTTGGGGATTAGTGTTCATGTGACGATGTCGTCGCCGCCTCAATATCGGGGGGTGGGGGGTAGGTGGGGGTCGAAATACCCCGAAATCGAGTATCCGGCCCGACCCCGCTTAGGGGGGTTGACCCCTTATATGAGGGGCGGCGTTTCCTGGGGATTCGCCGCTGACCCTCGCAACCCATCGGGGACATTTGTCCCCATTCAATCGGAGAGTAACCATGCAAGCATTCATCAACGCAATCAACGCTGCCCTCAACGCTGCCAACGCCTACGGGGACGCTATCGCCGAAGCCCGCAACTGCCCCGAGGTCAAGGGCAAAGGCGAGGAAGCCGTCAGGGCCGCGCTGCTGCCCGTTGTCGCCGCGTTCTATGCCGTTCCCCTGATCGATGGGGATGGCAAGGCCAAGGGCCGCAAGGTGCTCGACAAGGCTGCGCCCAAGTACGAAGCGGCGAAGAAAGCCCTGCAGCGCCTCCTGGGCGACCTGATGGGCAAGGGCAGCGACAAGGGCGAGGAACTCGAAGTGCCCGAGCACATCGCTGCCCTGGCAGCGAAGCTCGCCAAGGCTTGCAACGAGTACGAGCAAGCACGCAAGCTGGCCTCCACCGCCATCGCTGCTGCCTTCGCCAAGTGATGGGGACAGTTGTCCCCGTTCGATTTCCGCCACGCAACCCCGAGCGCGAGGGGGGTTGCGTTATTCAACCTGTTTCCTCGCCACTTTTGACACCGGAGAACCGACCATGACCAAAGACCACCTGAACCACCTGCTGCGCGCCGTGATGGACATGGAGCACCGCACCCGCGAACCCATCAGCAAGGAAGGCTACTGGGCGATGTCTGCCCTGGCCCAGGAGTGCGAAGCCCCGCAGTTCGTCATCGAGTACTTCGCCTACAAGGCTGTCTGCGCCGAACCCACCACCCAGGAGTGAACCATGCTTGAACTCAAGCAAACCATAGGCAAGGCCGCGCTGTACCGGCGCGAAACCTACAACCACCGAACCACGCCGCTCATCGAGTGGATCGTCAAGGTGGGCGACCGCACCGTACGCGAGTGCTCCACCCGCAAGGAAGCACTGACTTGGCTCAACATCTACAAGGACTAGACCATGCCCCACATCAACCGCCACCAACAGCGTGCCCTGCCCCTGCGCGGGCATCCCAACCCCAAGGCCAAGGCCGAACTAGACCGCATCAAGGAGCGACTCCTGCGCGAGATCGAGGAGCGCGAAGGCAAGGCCGAGATCAAGTACTGGGAGCGCAGGACTTGGCTGCGCAACGGGTAAGAACGGGGACATTTGTCCCCTTTGTCGTCCGACCCCAGGGTCGGGCGACATTTTGTAAGGTTCTTGGTACTCGACCATCTTTTCTGCCCCTTGTCCCGTACCAAGCGCGGGCTAAGTCCTTGATTCTGTTCACTGTCCACCGAACTCGCCACTATATATATCTATATGTAATATGTAGTAGTAGTAGTAGTATTTTTGTGTGTGTCTTTGTCCTTCTTTTCCTTTTTCCTTTTAGTCCTTTGCTGTTGTTTGTATATGGGGAAAGCTGGACACCTCGTGACATCCTGTGCAGAATCAAGCACTTAGTTCGGCCCCATCACTGGCCAAGGGGCGTGAAAGTTGGGCCAGACGTGGTAGTTTTCGTCAACATCAGGAGCAAAGCATGACCCGTACATGGGAAGACATCCTTCAATCCCGCCGCCGCGCGGGCTCCACCAACTCCAAGGACAAGCCGCTTGCGTGGCATGACCGGTGCATCCGCTGCGGTGAGGAGCGACCACGCCAGGAGTTCCGGCGGTGGCAGGGAACCAAGCGCATGGCCTTCAAGGTGTGCAACCACTGCCATCCCGAGAAGACCATCCAAGAGATGACCGAGGGCGAACTCAAGCAGTGGCTCGCGTATCAGCAGACGCCCGACCACATCAAGGAGATGGTGTTCGCTGCACGCAAGGCGCGCATTGCTGCGACCAACGCGGCGAACGCAGGGCAGGGATCGCGCACTCACTGGCGCTCGGTCAGGCGCGACACGTGGCACACAACGCTGCTGCACATCCGGGCTGAGCGAACCAAGTGGCAGGCGATGCTCGCCCCATCGGCAGCACCACGCTACACCGAGGCCCGCCTCGCATTCGCCACGCGCTACACCCAGGTACTGGCTGACCTGCTGGGCCGCATCGACCGGGTAATTAAAACGGGTATTGACCGGGAGGATTGGGAGATTCAAAACAACAAGGCCATACATACTCGGATGACCTTGCCGGGTATTGAGAAGAAAGGGGAGTTATGTTTCGTTGAAGCGGACGATCCTGCGGATTGGTCGGTATTTATTTCTGATACTGCACTGCAGGAGTTATCGAGTTTGTGGTCGGTGTGTGCAGAGCAACCGAAAAATGGCCGACCACTGGCGGAGCCCGAGTTTCTTCGGGCGATGGCGAGTTAATCAACGGGGACAAATGTCCCCATCAACAACGAAGGAGAAAGCAAATGAAATTTGTGCATCACAACACGGGCGAGTGGGTTCGCCCCAACCCTTGGTCAACCGTGCGCCGCTACCCATCGGACGCTCAGGTGCGGGAGTACGACTCCATCGAGGCCATCGACAACGCTTGGCTGCGCAACACCTTCGAGTGGATGCTCAAGGAGGGGTTGGACGTGACCCAGTGCGGGTCGGATGTGTTTCAGATTCGTCAGTGAAAGGAGAGACAGCATGAAGGTACGAGACTGGGAGTGCGGGTGTGGCCACGCGTGGACTGCCCCGGTGGTGCTCGCCAAGCACACGCCCAACCTGTCGGGTGAGGCCACGCAGTGGTGTCCCCAGTGTGGCCAACGCCCAGTGATGGGCTCGCCTGTGAGAGAAGTCCAACCAACCGAAGGAGAAAGCAAATGAGATACACACTGATCGTCGGAGACGCTGCCACCTATGAGGAAGGCGACGAACATCACGCTGACTTCCAACGCATCGACTTCATCAAGACCTTCCTCACTTTCGAGGAGGCCCAAGCGCAGGGCGAGCACGCCATCGCCCGTGACGGGTACGACACCTATGTGATCGCGCAGAACTACTACGGCATCGTGACCTACGCCCCCAACACGAAAGGAGAAGCAACATGCCAGGAGCAGTAATTTTCAGAGGGCCGTCCCAACTGGACGGCGCGCCCATCATCGTCGTCGCCGTGTGGGCATCGACCAACCGGAAGACAGGCGACATGCTGCAGACCTACATCCTGCGGGAGGACATCGACCCACTCACCGCAAACAAGTACGGCGAGGACTACAGCATCTGTGGCGACTGCGCACTGCGCGGCACGCCGACACTAGACCCTGAGAAAAAACAGGCAGAGGAGCGGGCTTGCTATGTCGTCCTTGGCCAAGGGCCAACGCAGGTGTGGAAGGGGCTGCAGCGTGGGTTGTACCCAGACCGAACCCAACGCCACGAACGCAGGGAACTTGGTCGAGGACGCATGGTGCGCATCGGCACATACGGTGACGGGGCTGCAGTGCCCGAGCATGTGTGGACGGAGTTGCTCTACGCCGCCGAGGGACACACCGCATACACCCACAACCGCGCCAACCCGGTGCACTTCATGGTGTCGGCGGACACACTACCCCAGGCTCAGGCCGCTTGGTCGTCGGGGTTTAGAACTTTTAGGTTAGTCAAGGATGTAGCGGACATCGTCCGCTCAGAAGAAATTCTGTGCCCCTCGTCCCGAGGTGTGCAGTGTGTGGACTGCCGCCTGTGTGGCGGCACCCAAGTCAAGGCGAAGTCCATCGCCATCGTGGTGCACGGCAACGGAGCCAAGCACTTCTAACCCAACGGGGACAACTGTCCCCATCACTTCAAGGAGAAAGCCATGAACAAGATTCAAGCAGCACAACGCAACGCCACCATCAACGCTCACCAGAGCGCCATGCGGGTCGAGCTTGCCCGCCACCCCGAGGTCAAGAAGATCCTCGCCATGTTCCCCCCTGCCCTGCGCAAGGAGGTGCGCTTCAGCGTCAGTGACTACAGCGACAGCGCCACCTTCATCCTGCGCCTGATCGGCCTGGAGTCCTTCAAGGACAAGCAACTGGTCAAGCTGCTCGCCAAGTTCGCAGGGGATGAGTGGGCGTCGCAGACTTCTGACTATGCCAACAGCGACACGCCCAACCGGGACTTCAGCTTCAACCGCGAGATTCCCTGGACGCCCAAGCCGAGCAAGCACACGCGTTGGATTGAGAAGAACTGCGGCGCGTACCACATCCCCACCACCTTCAAGATCAGCGTCATGCTGTTCACCTACGTGAAGAGCGACTCGCCGACCTGCCGCATAGTGGTCGAGGGCTACGAGGAAGAAGTCGTGCGCAAAGAGATCAAGAAGATCGTCTGCGCCTAATCAAACCGGGGCGGCATGGTGCCGCCCCACAACCCAAGGAGAGTGACCATGAACGAAGTTCTTATGCAGACCTACGACAACGAAGAGTTCCTCTACACCTACCAGATCGTCGGCGACGAGGGTGCGTACAAGGTGTGGAAGTCCACCGGCCCCATCACTGGGGGCTTCATCAACAAGGGCGAGAGCTTCGACACCGCCATCGATGCGATGCAGGCGCTTGTCGAGTACATCAAGAAAGGAGAGTGACCATGCAAGTAATCAAACCCACCACACTCACGCACACCCAACCCACTTTCCATTTCCTGATCACATCGATCTGGGAGTGGCGCTCAGGCACAGACCTCAACGAGTTGATGACCTGGGCCAACAAGCGTAAGAACACCTACTGGGTGTGGTATGTGCCGGTGTCCGACGACGCGAGCTACAACATCGAGTGGTACCAACCCCAAGTCGAGGGCAGTTTCGTCCTGGCCAACGTCGAGTTCGACAATCGTGGACGCATCGTGAAGCAGAAGAAAGAGGAGCAGACAGCATGAAAGACAACATCACCGCACTACCCGTGCGCCCCACCAAGGACGACGACTACCTGCACGCTGCGCTGTGCATGATCGGTGAGGGGGGTGACTTCGCTAAGAGCATCGGCAAGGCGTATGTCCACGCCGACAGCCACAACAACGCACGCCTACGCGCTGCCTTCCCCGACCTGTTCACTCAGTTCTACATCAAGTACCAGGAACACAGGTCATGAAGGTCAAGGAACTGATCGAGTACCTACGCAGCGCGGCTGATCTCGATGCTGAGATGGTGCCGGGTATGACGTACCGCCAAGTCATCGAGGAACTCAGCAAGCGCGACCCCGATGCTGAGGTCAGCGTGCGCGACGGTGACCGGGTCTACACCATCGAGCGTGGGACAACACACTGAGATCGGGGACGCTTGTCCCCATCCGTGGCCACTGCGGTTCAGTGGCACATCAACTAGGAGAAAGCAACCATGATTGACATCAACACCATCTTCAACCAACTCCTCAACGCGGCCATCGTGCAGGCCACCCAGCCCCTGGCTCAGCGCATCGCTGAGTTGGAAACCCGACTGACCGAGGCTGCACTCTTTCAGAAGGAGACGAACGTCACCGTAGACATGGACGCCCTCCGCGCGCTCGTCACCCCGCTGGTGGGCAGCATGGTCGAGGCCAAGATCGAGGAAGCCATCAGCGCCCACTGCGAAGAGTACGACCATGACGAGTACGACCGGATGCTCCGCACAATGGAAGACCACGACCTCGACGACTTCGTGAAGCACTATGCCCTGGAGGACGCCGTCAAGGACGCAGTGCGCGACCTGACCTTCGAGGTCAGCGTCAGCTAAATTTTTTTCACCCGAGTCCTTCCCACAACCGTGGGAAGGGGTTACACTGTCCACTTCTGGACAACCCGTAGCCGCTGCGGATCAGCGGCAATCTCAACTAGGAGAAAGCAACATGGCTCATCAACTCTATACAAACGCAGCAGGCACCACCTCTTACGCATCCACCCAACGCGAGTGGCATGGCCTGGGGCAACTGATGCTGCCCGGTCAGTCCATTGAGAAATGGCAAGAGGAAGCCGGTATGAACTATGAAGTGCAGCGTGGGTACGTGCGCTACGCCACCGAGCGTGGGCAGAACGCCGACCAGATGAAGGTAGTGAAGGACAAGGTTGTGTTGTTTAGGTCTGATACGAAGGACGCGCTTGGCGTGGTGTCTGATTCGTACAAAGTGGTGCAGCCCCGTGAGGTGCTGGAGTTCTTCCGCGACTGGGCCACGGCAGGTGGCATGACGATTGAAAGCGCCGGGGTTTTGTTTGGTGGCAAGCGGTACTTCGCCACAGCGAAGATGGCAGCGGGGGTTTGCGTCGATGGGTACTCCGACAGGATCGTGCCCTACGCTCTCCTGTCTACCTCAGCCGATGGCTCCCTGGCCACCGAGGCCCGGTGGACGACGGTGCGCGTGGTGTGCAACAACACCCTGAGCATGGCACGCGAGGGCAAGGCAGCAGTGCGGGTGACGCACCGCAGCGAGTTCAAGCCTGAAGAAGTCCAATCAGTATTGGAGAACGCCAACGCCGAGTTCCATGCCTTCATGGAGATGAGCCGCCAACTGGCGGGCATCAAGGTCGCACGCCCCCTGGCCGAAGACCTCACGCTCCACCTGTTCAAGACCGGCACAACCAAGGACGCCGACAAGGTCAAGGAGTCGCGTGGATTCATCCGCGTGATGGAGTTGTTCAACGGTGCTGCGCGTGGGGCTCAGTTGGAAACTGCTAACCAAACTGCGTGGGGTTGGCTCAACGCGGTCACCGAGTACGCTGACCACCACATCCGCGCTCACTCGGATGAGAACCGCACTGCCTCTGCTCTGTGGGGCCAGGGCGACACGCTCAAGAACCGCGCAGTTGAGTTGGCTCTGGCTGCAGCGTGAAGCCCGTCTCTTTCTCTATCAACATCTCTTCTTCCGAGGGCTTGCGCCCTCGGTTGCTTCTGTCTAAACTTGGACTTCCCACAACCACAAAGGAGAAAGTAATGACCGAAACCGTAACAACCCCAACCAAGATCAACAAGGCGGAACTCATCCGCACCCTGCTCAAAGACAAAAACAAAACCCGTGCACAGATTGCCGACGAGGTCGGCTGCAGTAAGCAGTACGTCTTCAGCGTGCAGAACGCCGCCCGCGTGCGGGCCAAGAAGGCCAAGGCCAAGCGTGCGTACGAGCGCAAGCTGGAGATTCTCAAGGGCGCGCCCAAGCGCAAGTACACGAAGAAGGCTGAGTCAGTAGCTGCACCGGCTGCAGCGCCTGCGCCAGCGCCAGCGCCAAAGAAGTCCCTGGCTGATGAGCGCACCATGCTGCTGTGGGATCGCAAGCGGCTGAAGGATGAGTTGGCTGACGCTGCGGAGAGCATGCTGCAGATGCGCCAGGAGATACGCGATCTCAGGGAGCGCCCACCGATCCAGATCGAGGTGCCCGTGCTTCAACCCTTCTCGCACTTAACCTTCTGGCAGCGCCTGCGTATCCTGTTCCTGGGAGGTGCAGCATGAAGTTCTACGAGATCGAACTCAGGCGCGAGTCCTACATCACCGTTGTCGTCAGCGCCTACTCTGAAGATGAGGCAGCGGACAAGCTCATGAACAACCTGGAGGATTACGTCGATGGCGACGCCGACGAGGCCAACTGGGACATCACTGACATTCAAGAAGCGGAGAGAACAGAGGAGGACAGAACAGAATGAAAACACGCGCATTGAAACTGGTACGTGAGTTGTTCGCCGTGGACTACGTACCGCTGCACACGCAGCGCCACAACCAACGGCAGTGGGTCAAGAGCGTTCGACAACTGGGTGACCGATGGCTACTCGCAAAGCCGTACGAAGTGCAAAAGAAGCACTAGACCCACCACCCAAGGTCTGGCCCTTCCCAACGTGGAAGGGCCGACCATACAAGCAACCTAAACAACCAAAGCCGAAGGCGTGGGAAACCATGCCGGAGGCACTGATCTAGGAGAAATCAATGAACCGATACGAAGATGATGGCCTAGAAGATTTGGGCTGGCTCGCCGCCATGCTGGGCGCGATTGGCTTCCTGTTCTTCGCCATCGTTTACTTCCTTCACTGGGCGGGTGTGCTGCTATGAACAACGACGGCGAATACCGCATAGACCTCAAGGTCAGGAACAACCTGATCCTCAGTGCGATTGAGCTTGCGGGCTACAAGAACGTGGCGCAGTTCTGCAAGGCTGCGAACCTGGGCCAGTCGCTCGTCGGCGGCTTGATCAACTTCAAGACCTCACCGATTGCCAGCACGGGTGACCTCACCCCCACTGCGCAGAGCCTCTGTGACTTCCTTGGACTGTTGCCGGAAGAGTTGTGGACGAAGGAGCAGTTGGCCTTCGTGCTGCCGACCAACAAGTCGCACTTCAGCATGAACCACAAGGAGATGGTGCTGACCCTTGCGCGACACACGGGAGAGTTGCTTGAAGCCCCCGCCCCCGATGCTGGGCTGGAGGAGGAAGACAGGCAACGTGTTGTGGGTGAGGTGCTCGACAGCCTCACGCCGCGCGAGGCTAAGGTGCTGCGCATGCGCTTCGGCATCGACACGCAAAACGACTACACGCTGGACGAGGTAGGCGCCAAGTTTGACGTGTGCCGCGAACGCATCCGTCAGATCGAAGCCAAGGCGATACGGAAACTGAAGAAACCCGAACGCTCAGACCCACTGCGCGAGTACGTGGGGGTTTCAACAGGTGTGGACTTCGACGCCATCAAGCAAGCGCACGAGTGGGCCAAGATGAACCCGGACGAGCGCGCTGCGTGGGAAGAAGAGCAGCGCAAGAAAGAAGAAGCGAGGAAGACCGCATGAGATGGCTTGGTGACTTGTTCGCCCTGGCCTGGGCGGTGTCCATCCTGCTCGTGATCTTCCTCGGGCCGTTCGTGGCAGTGGCGGTGTTGATCAGTTATTTGTGGGGGATGGTATGAGTGAAGCGTTGAGACTGGCTGAGTTGATTGACAACGATCTGAAGAAAGCCGCGCACCACGAAGAAGCCGCCGCCGAACTGCGCCGCCTTCATGCGGTTAATGATTCGGACACCGCCCTGCTGCGGCAGGCGTTGGACTGTCTTGAGAACCATGTGATGCAGCGAACGTATGCTGGTGGCGTGGTTATCTGCAACACCGCAATCGCCCTGCGCGAACGACTGGCCTTGTCTGATGCAGCACTGTTGGCACCTAAACCGGGGCAACTCAAAGACAGGGGGAAGAAATGACCCGCGACGAAATCATCGACATGGCAAACAAGGCGCATGCCTACATCGACCGTCACTTCCTGGTCGCTTCTAGCACGGGCATTGCTTCGTTTGAACACTTTGCCCGACTGGTGGCAGAGCGAGAGCGCGAGGCGTGTGCGAAGGTGTGTGAAGAACTAGACGCATGGAACGAAGACGACCCCGGCAGCAGCGCAGCCGCAGCCATCAGAGCAAGGGGACAAGCATGAAGCGCGATCTGTACGACTTCACCACACCACCAGACACACCCAAGGAAGCACACACAACCATGTACTACTTCCCGCATGAGTACAAGAGTAGCGTGGGTCTTCAGTCCCGATCACCTGCGCTCAACAACCTGCCTTGCATGGCAGCACACTACGACTTGGGTGGCAACCTGCTGTTTACACGGTTCATCTTTAAGGATGGCACATGGAGGGATGAGAAATGAAAGAAGACATCATCCGCATGGCGCGGGAGGTTGGGCTGTGGCCTGCTGTTACAGACATGTTCCCAAAAGAACTTGAACGCTTCGCCGCCCTTGTCGCCGCAGCCGAGCGTGAGGCGTGTGCGAAGGTGTGTGATGACGAGGGACTGCACATAACTGCATCCATCATCAGAGCAAGGGGGCAGGGATGAACAAACCATCTGGTTCATTCCTCGCATGGGAGAACACCCTGTGCAATGCGTTAGACCACCCAAGGATTCAATCCCAAAACGCATGGGAGGATGGGTATGCGAGTGGCGTAGCAGCCGAGCGTGAGGCGTGCGCGAAGGTGTGTGAACGGCTTTACGCAGATGGGTTTGGAATAAATTGTTGCGCCGACGCCATCAGAGCGAGGGGGCAGGAATGAGCGGTGACCACAACGCAAACCAGAAGCCCAAGCAGACCAAGGAAGAGCGGGAGTACCACCGCAAGCGCGGGGCCGAGATACTGGCGCAGATACAGGCAGCGCGGGAACCCAAGGAAAAGCGGGGAGTGTCTGAGAGATCAGTGCGGGTGACCATCGGCATGATGCGAACCCTCGCAAGCAACATCCCCATCAGCCCGTTTCACCTACACGCCGCAGACCAGATGGAGCGGATGCTTGATGAACTACTTCGACTGAGGAAAAGAAATGACCGACAAGAAACTGAAACTTGAGATCGTACCTGGAGCCTTCGACAACTTCGATGGCACGCAGGAAGAACTGGACGAGATGATGGCCGCGATTAAACAGATGATGGAAGACGGCACGCTGTTTGAGAACTCGACAGAGGTTCCGCCGGAAGAAGCCGAACTCATCTGGCAGCGGCTTGGCAACATAAAGGATCGGCAGTGAGCCCACCCAACCAAAAGGGCAAGCGCATGATCAAGATCAACGCGATCACGCAGGCCCACCTGATCAAGCTCCTCCTCGAAGGCACCTACACCTGCCAGGAACTGGCCAACGAGACGGGCCTTCACTACGTGACCGTACTCCAATACACACGCGAACTCCACCGTGCGGGCGCCGCCCACATCAGCGGGTGGGAGAAAGACCCGCGAGGCCGTGATCTGGCGAAAATCTACAAACTTGGTGAGGGCAACGACAAGCGGCGTCATCGCAAGTCCGACGCAGAGAAGCAGGTCGCCTACCGCGCCAAGAAGAAGCAGATCAAACTAATGGAGATGTTGACATCATGCAGTGCCCCGAGTGTGGAGCGAGAGCCCACGCCCTTGAAGTTAGAGCCACAACTGGTGGACTGAAGCGAAGGAGATATGAATGCTCACAGTGCAAACAAAGGTTCACGACAGTGGGGACACCGCAGGACCTGCGGCTGGACATGCACAACAACCCGCACCGTCACGAGCAAACGATACGCAAGTCGCGGGCAACCACTACAAGCAGTTCCAAATCGAACCCTGGGACGCCATCATTGACTGGAATCTTGGCTACCTGGACGGCAACGCCGTCAAGTACCTCAGCCGGTGGCGACACAAGAACGGAATAGAAGACCTCAAGAAGGCGCGTCACTACATCGACAAGCTGCTTGAGGTAGAGCAGGCAAAGAAATCATAGGCGGCGCGTTGGTTTGGTAACGGTGGCAAGCCTTGCAGATGCGACCCACTTTTACCGCTTGCACAGTGCCGCCTGAAAGTACTTGCTGCGCAAGCATCCGTTTACCTAGACCGAGGGGGCTAGGAATCTGCGTCACCCCCTCACCTTCACCACCCAAAACTACAGGAGAAAGCAATGGAACTACACACAACACTTGAAAAACTTCGCCATCACTGGGGCGAGACGATACGCCACGGAGGCGGATACTGCCCTGTGTGCACCCGATGGGGCAGCATCTACAAGCGGGGCATCAACCGCACGATGGCGCGCTCCCTGATCTGGCTCAACATGCAGCAGGGTGACGAGGACGGGTGGGTAGACGTGCCCGCCACCGGCCCCAAGGATGTGCTGCGCACCAACCAGTTGTCCACCCTCAAGTGGTGGGGGCTGATCCAGCGCAAGCCCAACGACGATCCGAAGAAGCGATGCTCTGGCATCTGGCGCGTGACAGACAAGGGCAAGGACTTCATCAGCAGCGCCATCCGCGTGCCCAAGTACGTCTACACCTACAACGACGAGGTTGCGTTCTACGGTGATGAGACCGTGGCGCTCAGCGACTGCTTCCTCGACAACTTCGATTACCGAGAAGTGATGGGGATTCCTCATGGCAGCGACGCCTGAAGTCAAGGTCAAGAAGCAGTGCGTGACACTGCTCAATGCCCATAAGGTTTACTACTTCTTCCCCGTGGCCTCGGGCTACGGTAGGGTGGGCATCCCCGACATCATCGCCTGCTGCGATGGCCACTTCCTGGCCATCGAGTGCAAGGCAGGCAAGAACAAACCCACCGCTCTGCAGGAAGCCGAGATGCTCAAGATACGCACTGCAGGCGGCACGACCCTCGTGATCAACGAGGACAACATCAACGAACTACAGGGGTGGTTAGATGCTAGGAGTCAACTACATGAACAATGAAGATTACGGGCGTTACATGGAGGCGGAGGTCGCCAACATGGAGCCGGAGAAGAAGGAGGCGCTGATCCACGCCATCAAGACGCTGTTCCGCGCCTTCTCGGAAGACAACACGCAGGGCGTGCTCATACTGCTTGAGAAGGGTGAGTGCATGACGACGATGGGGCTGAACGCCACGTACGACGAGTCGGTGCGCATAGTCAACACGGCACTCAACGTCTTTATCGAGGACGCGATCACGACAGAGACAGAAACAAAACACTAAGGAGAAGCATGAGCCTACCTTTTGATCAGATCATTGCAATTGACTTCGAGACGCGTTGGAGCAGCAAGGAGTACACCCTCTCGAAGATGACAACGGAGGAGTACATACGCGATGCACGTTTCAAGGCCTTCGGTGCTTGTGTCCATATACACGGAAGCGACGAACCGACTAAGTGGATTGGAGGATCAGACCTACCTGAGTACGTTTCTGGAATCGACTGGGGACGAACAGCCGTGCTTGCACATAACGCCCAGTTCGATGTATCCATCCTCTCTTGGTGCTACGGGGTGCAGCCAGCCTTCATCTTCGACACGCTGTCGATGGCGCGAGCTTTACGCGGCGTGGAGGTTGGCAATTCCCTCGCACAACTGGCAAGCGATTTTGGCCTTCCCCCCAAAGGGCGAGCCGTACATTCGACCGATGGACTGGAAGAGCTTACAGACGAGATCGAGCACGAGTTGGCCGAATACTGCGCGCACGACGTCTTTCTGTGTGAGTCCATCTTTGCAAGACTGGTGGTTGGATTCCCTGCCAAAGAGCTTAGGCTCATCGACCTCACCCTGAAGATGTACACGAGGCCGCTGCTGGAACTCGACCGGGGGATGCTGCAAGCGGCCATCGTAGAAGAAAGGGAAGCCCGTGAAGGACTGCTACAGAGGCTCGGCGTGGATGAGGCTGCGCTTGCGTCAAATGATAAGTTTGCTGCGCTCCTCGAACAAATCGGAGTTCCTCCGCCGATCAAAACCAGCAAGACCACGGGGCTTGAAACGTACGCGCTTGCGAAGAATGATGCCCTCTTTCAGGCGCTGCTCAACAGCGACAACGAAGACGTGATGCTGCTGTGCCAAGCACGGCTGAAGGTCAAGTCCACCAGTGAGCGCACGCGTGCACAACGCTTCCTCGACATCGCGCACCGTGGCCGGTTGCCGGTTCCGCTGAGTTACTTCGGTGCAGGCACCGGGCGGTGGACGGCGAGCAAGGGGTCGGCCATCAACATGCAGAACCTCAAGCGTGGCAGCTTCCTGCGCAACGCCATCATGGCGCCCGAGGGCCACCTGCTGGTGGCCGGTGACCTCTCTCAAATCGAACCGCGTGTGCTCGGCGTGCTGTCGGACAACACGGCGCTGCTGGATATTTTTAGATCAGGGAGTGATGCCTACGCCCAGTTCGGCGCACAGATGTTCGGCATCCCGGGCCTGACCAAGGACACGCACCCCGTGGAGCGGCAAGCAGCCAAGAGCGCGCTGATCGGGGCAGGCTACCAGTTGGGTTGGGCGTCGTTCGCCGCGCAGCTTCTGGTGGGGTTCCTGGGCGCCAAGCCGCTGCGCTACACCAAGGAGGACGCCAAGGTTCTGGGCGTCACGGGCGAGGACGTCAGGCGCTTCCTAGAGTGGGACGAGAATCTCAAGAAGCTGGAGGCCATCCCGCACACCTGCTCGACCCTGGAGTTGGCCATCCACTGCCTAGCAGCCAAGGCCATTATCGACAAGTACCGCGCCGCCTCGCAGCCCGTGGTGGCGTTCTGGAACCTGTGCCAGGAACTGATCGAGTACAGCCTGTACCGGGGCAAGGAATACAAGCACAAGTGCATCACGTTCCGCAAGGAACAAATCGTCTTGCCAAGTGGCATGGCGATGCGGTATCCTGATCTCCGCCAGGACAAGGACGAGGGTGGTCGATCCCAGTGGTCGTACGCTGACGGCAAGAAGCGCATCAAGCTGTACGCCGGGAAGATCACCAACAACATTGTTCAAGGCACGGCGCGCTGCGTCATGACAGACGGGATGCTAAGGGTTGCGAAGAAGTACCCTTTGGTAGGCACGGTGCATGACGAATTGATCGCCGTGATACCGGAAGGAGACGAAGATTACGCTAAGACTTGGGTCTTGGCGCAGATGACTATGGAGCCGCCATATTTACCGGGCATCCCGCTTGATGCGGGAGTCGGTGTTCACAAGCGGTATGGAATGACCAAAGACTAAACAAAGGAGAAAGCATGCCCAACATCCCCGTCCGCATCCGCGTAGGTAAGCAGATGTATTCCGTTGACGTGGTCGAGTCCATGCGCCGCAAGGCGACGATGGGCCGCACCTACTACGACCTGGGTCGCATCGAGATCGGCGCCAGCAGCAACCTCACAGGGCGCAAGTTCACGGACGCTGAGATCGACGACACCTTCTGGCACGAGGTCACACACGCCATCCTCTACGACATGGGTCACCGCCTGTACAACGACGAGCACTTCGTCACCGAGTTCTCAGGGCGCCTTGCCAAGGCCATCAAGTCAGCGAAGTTCAAATGAGCGAAACAAACATCACGTGGAGCCACAGCGGCCTGAAGGACTTCGAGGGCTGCGCTCGGCGCTACCACGAGGTCAAGGTTCTAAAGAACTACCCGTTCCAAGAGACGACGCACACCATCTACGGGAAGGACGTGCACAAGGCCATCGAGGACTACGGCAAGGACGGCACACCCATCCCCGAGAAGTACGCGCAGTTCAAGCCGGTGGTGGACGCGGTGCTCAGTAAGCCTGGGCGCAAGCTGTTCGAGCACGAGATGGGTGTGACGCGTGACCTGCAGCCTTGCGGCTTCAACGATCCCAACCGTTGGGTGCGCGGCATTGCCGACCTGCTGATCATTGACGACGACAACCTGTCGGCCAAGGTGGTTGACTGGAAAACAGGTAACAACAAGTACCCCGACCGAGATCAACTGATCCTCATGTCTCTCATGGTGTTCACGCACTTCCCCCACATCAGGCAAGTGAAGTCGGCGCTGTTCTTCCTCGTCAAGGAGTCGATGACCACCCACGCCATGCTGCGCGGTGAGGCCGAGGAAGCATGGTGGCGCTACCGTGAGCGTGTGGCCAAGCTCGAAGCAGCGCACACCACCGAGGTGTGGAACCCATCACAGTCCCCTCTGTGCGGATGGTGCCCTGTGGCCACCTGCACGTTCAACCCCAAGCACTAGGAGCCAAGCATGGCCACGCGTGACTACAAGAAGGAATACGCCGAGTACCACGGCAAGCCCGAACAGATCGCCAACCGAGCCGAGCGCGTCAAGGCGCGGCGCGTGATGGAGAAGACAGGTGCAGCCAAGAAGGGTGACGGCAAGGACGTAGATCACATCAGACCGCTCAGCAAGGGCGGCACCTCCGCGAAGACCAACCTGCGCATGCGCAGCGTCAAGGCCAATCGCGGGGACAAGTAACAACAGGAGAAAGCATGGAAGTCGTTGAGAACCGGTTGCTCGTCTTCAAGACGCGCAACCCGGATAAGTATTCCCTCATCCCCAAGAGCAAGGCACTGCCCCGTGAAGGTGGCGGCTACGACGTAGCCGTTTACTGGGGCCTGGACGAAGCGCGTGTGCTGCGCAACCTGGGGGTGAAGAACGTACCGTCTCCCATCTACGGGCGCTACGAGTGGCCCGGGCGCTACACGCCGATGTCCCACCAGAAGGAGACTGCCTCCTTCCTCACGCTGCACCGCCGTGCGTTCGTGTTCAACGATCCCGGTACGGGCAAGACGCTGTCTGCCCTGTGGGCGGCTGACTACCTGATGAAGCGTGGCGACGTTAGGAGGGTTTTGATTTTGTGTCCGCTGTCGATCATGCACAGCGCCTGGATGCAGGACTTGGGTAACAGCGTCATCCATCGCAGCGCGGTGGTGGCGCACCATGCCCAGGCCGCACGGCGGATCGAACTGATCCAAGAGAACTACGAGTTCGTCATCATCAACTACGAGGGTCTGAGCCTGATTGCGAACGAAGTTCGCGCTGACGGGCGTTTTGATTTAGTTATTGTTGATGAGGCCAACGCCTACAAGAACCCGCAGACCAAGCGGTGGAAGGCGCTGAACTCCATCATCAAGCCCGACACCTACCTGTGGATGATGACCGGCACGCCTGCGTCGCAGTCACCGGTGGACGCCTACGGTCTGGCCAAGCTGGTCAACCCCAACGGGGTGCCCAAGTTCTACACCGCATGGCGCGATGCCGTGATGAACAAGATCACGATGTTCAAGTGGGCGCCTAAGCTCGACGCTGCCGACAAGGTGTACGAGGCGCTGCAGCCTGCCATCCGCTACAGCAAGGCGCAGTGCCTAGACCTGCCGCCCGTGGTGACGATGACCCGCGAGGTGCCGCTCACGCCGCAGCAGGCCAAGTACTACAACCTGCTAAAGACCCAGATGCTGGTGATGGCTGCAGGCGAGACGATCACGGCAGTCAACGCTGCCGCTGCGCTCAACAAACTCCTGCAAATCTCAGCAGGCGTGGCCTACACCGACAACAAGGAGGTGGTTGAGTTCGACGCTACCCCGCGCCTGAACGTGCTGATGGAAGCACTCGAACAGACTGACAGGAAGGTGATCATCTTCGCTCTGTTCCGCTCCGCCATCGACGCCATCAGCGAGTACCTCAACAAGAACGGCATCGCCAACGAACAGATTCACGGTGGCGTGACGGCCACCAAGCGTGGCGACATCATCAAGCGTTTCCAGACGCAGCCCAACCCGAGGGTGCTGGTGATGCAGCCTGCGGCTACAGCGCACGGCATCACGCTGACCGCTGCCGACACGGTGATTTTTTATGGCCCGCTCATGAGCGTGGAGCAGTACACCCAGTGCATCGCACGGGCTGACCGCAAGGGACAGAACGCCGACAAGGTGACCGTCATCCACATCGAGGGCTCGCCCGTGGAGAAGAAGATGTTCAAGGCGCTCACCGCCAAGGTGGACGACAACGCACTGCTCGTTGACCTGTTCAACAGCGAAATTCAAGAAAGGGGGTTGTAATCGACTCTGGACACTGTATACTCTTAGACACAAAGATAAGGAGAAAGCAATGACTGAAGAAACCATCCCGATGGACAAGCTCGTGCGCATGTACACCAAGATGCGCGCAGCCATGCAAGACCTCGACAAGCAGATCGAGAACATCAAGGAGCAGCAGCAACAGGTGAAGAACGCCATGAAGGATCAGATGCAGGCGCTCGGTACCAAGTCTGTTCGCACCGACTTCGGCACGATCACGCTCAAGGAGAAGTCCCGGTACTACACGCAGGACTGGGACAGCTTCAAAAAGTTCATCGTCGAGCATGATGCCGTCGATCTTTTGGAAAAGCGCATCGCGCAACTCAACATGCAGACGTTCTTGGACGAGAACCCCAGTCTGCATCCCCCTGGACTCAGCAGCCTTGCTGAGTTCGATATCGCTGTTACCAAGCCTCGTTAAGGAGAAAGCACTATGAGCAACATCGCTCTTTTTTCTGGTTCAAATGTTCCCGCCTTCGCCAAGAAAGGCGAACTGTCCGACCTCGCCAAGTCCCTCGCAGGTGGCGTTGGTGGTGGCGGCGGCAAGCGGGTGTCGATCAAAGGCGGCGTCTTCCGTCTACTCGTAGGTGGCAAGGAGGTCGCTGCAATTGATGAACGCTATCTGGACGTGGTTGTCGTCAACGCTGCCCCCAAGATTGGTCGTACCTTCTACGCCAAGGCGTACGACGGTGAGACGCTCTCTGGCCCGGACTGCTGGTCTGCGGATGGCGAGACACCTAGCCCCGAGTCTGCGAACAAGCAGTCGGATCGCTGCGCAACCTGCCCCCAGAACGTCAAGGGCTCCGGTATGGGTGAGTCTCGTGCCTGCCGGTTTAGTCAGCGCCTCGCTGTTGTTCTTGCTAATGATATTGACGGCGACGTGATGCAGTTGCAGTTGCCCGCCACGTCGATCTTCGGCAAGGAGGAAGGCGACAAGCGCCCGCTGCAAGCCTACGCTCGCTACCTCGCCGCACAAGGCGTGAGCCCCGAGACGCTGGTCACCCGCATGCAGTTCGACACCAAGGCCGAGGCGCCCAAGCTCTTCTTCAAGCCGATGCGTTGGCTGACCGAGGAGGAGTACGAAAGCTCCGTGCGCCAGGGCCAGACCGAAGACGCCAAGCGCGCCGTTACCATGACGGTAGCAAAGACGGACAAGGTCGCGGCTCCCCTGGCCCTGGAGGGCACCAAGCCCAAGGCTAAGGCGGTGACGATGGAAATGCTCAAGGAAGCAACTGAGTCGCTGCAAGCAGCAGTAGCCGAAGAAGAGAACGCCCCGCCGACCAAGCGCAAGAGCAAGTCGGAAGAACCCGCAACCGCAGGCAAGCCGAATCTGGCTAAGCTCGCGGCTCAGTGGGACGATGAGTAATCAACCGGGGGCTTCGGCCCCCTTCCACCATGTCCTATTCAGTCAAGACTGTTAAGGCCGTAAAGGCATCCCCCAAAACGCTCGGGAGTCAACTCGGGCGTTGGGCCGTACATTTGGACTTCTCGGTCATCCGCATCGCCCAGATCACGGGCGCATCGCGTCAGACTGTATACAACTGGATCACTGGCAAGAACACCGTGCTCGCGCCTTATCGGCCTGCCGTTGAGCAACTGCTAGAGATTCTGATGAAGTCCAACGATAACGAACAAGCATGGAGCAAAGCATGTCAGGAATTCAGTATCAAAGCCTGAGCGACGACGAGTTCGCTAGGCAGATTCAAGCCATCATCGACAAGGCGGGCGTGTTGCCCTCTGAGGTCATTGTGGAACTGGCCTACCGCGTGGACAACGGCGGGCGAGACAAAGAGCACGAACGGGCGCGTACCAACCCCAACCAACTGCCGCTGCCCTTCAACGAATAACTCGGGACATTCATGGAACCGCTAGATTTCTTAGCGGCGGTTTTGCCGTCTCCGGGTCACGGGTATTACTGTGCGGCAGAACTCTCCTCACCCAAGAAACAGCACGTCTTCACCGAAGACTTGGCTGAGATACCCACACACGCACGAAGCTGGCTTGAGGGGCAGCAGGATGTGTATTTCGCGCTTGCTACGTTTGCGGATCGGGGTAAGCGCACCGCCGACAACGCCGAGTACATCAAGTCCTTGTTCATCGACATGGACGGGTACGAGAGCCGCGAGGCTGCTCAGTCCGCACTTGATGCGTTCCTAGCCGATACTGGGCTGGACGCCTATGGCAACCCGTGGATCGTCGCCTCTGGCGGCGGGCTGCATTGCTACTGGCCGTTCGACAAACCCCTGACTGTGGCCCAGTGGAAGCCCATCGCGGAGGCGTTCAAGCGCCTGTGCAAGCAGCGCGAACTGGCCATCGACAACACGGTCACGGCGGACGCCGCCCGGGTGCTGCGCATCCCTGGCACCAAGAACTTCAAGAAGAAATACGGCGAGCCCAGGCCGGTGGAAGTCCTGTCGCAAGGCGCGGCTGTCCTCGATGCTGACGAGTTCTTCGCCAAGCTCAGCAGCCTGTTGGGCACAGCCGTGCCCACCCCGGCACCGCTGATTGACCTCCCAGGCAAGCGCCCGATCAACGCCACCAAGACGGGCGTGCAGATGCTGGCCAACAGCGTCGTGCGTTTCGGCACGATCATGAAGCGCACCAGTAGCGGGGACGGCTGCGCGCAGTTGGCCCACTACGTGGAGAACGCCGAGGACGACGGCATGGAGCCGCTGTGGCGCGGGCTGCTGAGTCAGGCCAAGTACTGCGCGGACGGGGACAAGGCGGCAGTCATGCTCAGCCAACTGCACCCGTACGACGAAGACCGGATGCACGCCAAGCTGCGGGATATTAAAGGCCCCTATCCCTGCATCAAGTTCGATAGCGAAAATCCAGGCGTTTGCCAGAACTGCAAGCACTTCGGCAAGATCACCAACCCCCTGGCCCTGGGCCGGGAGGTCATGGCCGACACGTCGGAGAAGGAACTGGAGATCACCCCGGCTGACCCGGACGATCCCGATGCGCCCACCATCAAGGTGGTGCGCCCGACGCCTCCCCGGGGTTACGCCTATGGGGTCAACGGCGGCGTGTACGTGGAGAAGATGGTCGAGGACGCGGACGGCAACAAGCGCAAGCAGCAGGTCATGATCCTGCCCTACGACATGTTCGTGGTGGACATCCTGAACAAGGAGAACGAGCACACCGTCCACATGATCGCGCACCGCCCAGGCAAGCCTGCGGATGTCCTGTTCCCACAGAAGGCGTCGGTCAGCAAGGACGAGTTGATCAAGGCCCTGGCCGCGCAGAACATCATGGCCTCGTACGGGTCAGGCAACGACAAGAACCTGTTCGAGTACGTCCGGGCCTGCGTCGAGGAGGCCAGCGTCAACAAGAAAACCGTCAAGATTCCCGGCCAGTACGGGTGGCAAGAGGACGGCACCTTCGTCTACAGCGGCAAGATTTACCTGCCAGACGGCACCACCCGCACGGTGCCCATGCCCGACCTGCAGAACATCACCCGCATCACGCGCTCGGCGGGTAACCTGGAGAAGTGGCGGCGCTTCCCTCAGATGCTGATCAAGCGGGAGTTGTACGACCTGTTGGCGATCTCGTGCATCTCTTTCGGCGCCCCGCTCATGCGCTTCACCCAGATGCCCTGCCTGACGTTCCATGCAGGCTCAACCCAGTCGGGTACGGGTAAATCCTTGGCGCTGTCGCTGCTCAATTCGGTGTGGGGGCACCCGGTGCGATATCGCACAGGCAAAAGCACCTCCCCCGTTACGATGCAGCAGCGGATTGGCAATCTTAACTCACTCCCCTTCACATCGGACGAAATCACGCACAAGTCGCGTCACGACATGGAGTGGTTCCCGGGCATGGTTTTCGACCTGTCCGAGGGCCAGGGCAAGGAGAAGTCGGAGGTTCACCACAACCGCGAGCGCATCAACCTCGTGTCGTGGGCGACTCTGGCGCTCTTCACGTCCAACACCCACATGCAGGACTACATGGCTGGTGTGCGAGCGCACACTTCCCAAGGCGAGTTGCTGCGGATGCTGGAGTGGACGCCCGAGGAGAAGCTGAACTGGACGCCCGAGGAAGAGCAGACTATCCGCGTCCTGCAGGAGAACTACGGTGTGGCTGGTGAAGCCTACGTGCGCTGGCTCGTGCAGAACCAGGAGACGGCTGAGCGCGTGACCCGGGAAACCATCGCCATGATCAAGCGCGACTGGCAGATGACTGGTGATGAGCGTTTCTGGGCCGGTGGCTGCGGCGCGATGATCGCAAGCGCCATCCTCGTCTCGTCCAAGTACGCAGGCATCATCGACCTGCCCGTCGCGGAGATCATCAAGAGTCTCAAGCGCATGGTGGACAAGGCCCGCCGCGTGGTGCGCAACGGCGTGCGCACGGCAGAAGATGTGCTCAACGCTTTCACCCGCGACAGCTACGGCCAGTTCGTCGTGATCAAGAAGAGCGACGGCAAGGTGTTGGCTGCACTGGGCAGCGGGGAGATCATCGACCAGACGATCACGCGCAACAAGGTGTTGGGGCGCGTGGAGCACGAGATCGAAGTGGCCGGGTACGTGGACTACTTCATCGAGGAGCAGGTCATCCGCTCACACTGCGTGGCGATGTCTTTCGGTTACGAAGACTTCAAGAAGCAACTAGAGCAGATCGATGGCTACACCGTGTCGTACATGCGCAAGGACATGATGGCCCGCACTAGGGGGCCGCAGATGCGCATCCGAGCCATGTGCATCAGGCGCAGGGTTGAGCGTGAAGCTGCCGTGGACGACGCTTGAGAAGGGGCAGGGGTTTTTCATCCCTGCCCTAGACCTCGACGCCACGCGTGAGGCGGGGCTAGTGGACGCTGTCAGGCAGCGGGTGGTGGACGCGCACGCTATGTACGCTATCCACCAGGGCATGCAGGGTGTGCTGTTTTACCGGCACACCAAGCACGTCACATCTCCCTCAACTTCGCGGCGTCCGAAGCGTCCCGCACCATAGACGACAGCTTGATCTTCACCTGCTGAATCCGATCCAACAGCGCGCGCTTCTCGTCTGGCGTCTTGTTGGATGCCCGGATGGCGGCTTCGACCTGCGTCAACTCACCCATCTCCTGTCGGTAGTAGCCCGCCAGTTCAGCCCGGGCGTACTCGTTGGCACGGGCGTCGAGCAGCGCACGGGCCTCAGCCTTGTCACCTCGGTTGACCAACTCGTTGAACGACGACTGAACTTTGCGCGAGTCGTCCAGGGCGTCGTAGGTGCTGTTGATGACCCACCGGGCATCGTTGGGCTGGAAGGCGCTGCCAACCACCGGCATGTCGGACAGGCGCTTGGTGGCCTTCTCCGGCGTGTCCTTTGTGGGGATCGGCAGGCTTGCCGCCTGCAGCAGCGCCATACCCATCGTGCTGAAGTAGCCGCTGATGAGCGCCTCCAGTTTGATGGGGCTGACGCCCGTCGCACCACCGAAGAGCTTTGCCAGTTCGGTCGTCTTCTCGCGGTACTGATACTCCGGCAGCAGTGCCTGCTCCTTGGCCGACAGCAGCGGGCGCTCGGTAAACATCGAGTAGTTGGTCATCACCTCGATGGCGGGCTTCATGGCTTGCGGGATGAAGTAAGCAGAGCCGCCAGGGATGGTGTTGCGCAAGATACCGAGCAGTGCCTCCTTGGCTTGCTCCCCGCCACGCTCGTTGACGATGGTGTTGTAGAGCGCCTCGGGCAACGCCTTGAAGATGTAGCCGATTTCAAACGGGATCGGAATGCGTAGGGGCTCCGACACGCCAGGAAGGCGAATGAACCAGTTGCCATACTTCTCAGCAGGCAGCGCGTTCTTGTACGCCTCGTCGTCCTGCATCGCGTGGGCGTAGGCCAAGGTAGCCGCCATCAGCATGGCGCCGCGCGTGATGAGCTTGGCCTTGATCCGAGCACGCTCGCCTGCCGTAATCTGGCCGAACATAGCCCGGTACAGCACGTTCAGACCTTGCACCTGTGCGTTGAAGAACGGGTACAAGGAGTTCGCCATGTGGGCACTGGGCGACGCACCGCGCTTGTTGAAGTTCATCGACTCCAGCGAGAGCAGCGTGGCCTCCATCTCGGACATGCCCTGCTTGATGTAGCTGTTGTACTGAGCGCGGCGAGTCAGAGCGTCAGCTTCCATACCCGCCCACTCCAGCGCGCCGAGGGTCTTGGTAATGGCTGACCGACCCCCGACAAGATCACGCATGATCTTGCTGAGGTCTTCCTGTGTGCCGGTAAACATCTGCCCACCGGTGATGCCGCGCCGCTCAAGCGTGCCCTTGGCAGAACTCTCGATCTCACGGAGCGCACCCAGCACTGGCGGGAAGTCAGCACCAGACGCAATCGAAGCGGCCAGTGAGTCACGCATCAACTGACGCACCATGTACAGCGGGTTCAGTGTCACAGCGCGGCGCAGCAACTGCGTCGGAACCGTAAGCGCACGCATGATGCCGGTGGTCTGGAGTGGGATGCCCTCCATGCCCTTGACCAAGATGTCCGCGTTGACGCCCGTGTTGACCTTCTTACCGCCGACTTCGACAGTATCGGTTTCAAGAACCGCGTAGCGGTCTTCGCCGTTGTGCTTGAACCGCACAACCTCCGGGCCGTCAACAGGCTTGGATGTGATCTTGGCCATGCCCAGATCAAGCAACTCAAACATCGCGTTGCGGGTGGCCAGATTGCGCAGCGCCAAGTCCACCATCATGTTGGTGTTCTGCACCGAACTGATCATGAAGTCGAGGATCGGCTTATCGCCACCCACCAACTCCTGCAGGTGCGGCATGTCCTTGACGTTACCCAGTTTGATCGGAGTCAGCCCGCCAAGCGCCAGTTCAGCAACGCCGTTGCGCTCGCGGTACCAGGGAATGTAGTCCTTGGATGCGAGCAGTGCGTCTGCGTCTTTCTTGCTCAGCACGCCTGCCTTCTGGGCGAAGCGCACGAGGTTCTCGTTGTACTGGTTGTAGATGTCCCGAGCGTTGTCGAAGATGTCCTGCAGCCCCTCGACAGACCTAACCTGGGCCACGGTATCCCGCAGCTTCTGCTCAGTGATCTTGGGGTCGCGCAGATCGAGCTTGTCGAAGCCCACACGCTCAGCGCGCTTTGCGGCCAGATACAGGGTGAACAGACGGCTCGTAGCATCGACATCGCCGACAAGGCGCGCCGCGCCCTTGAGCGTAACGGCCACTTGCCGCAGGCTTGGGCCGGTCTGGCTCTCGACAATGAACTCGCGCTCACCATCCCTACGCTGGACTTCGCGGACGTCCAGTGCGCCGTTGGCCACAGACTGCGCCGTGAAGTTCATGCGCTGGTCGTACATGCGCAGGTAGTACATCATCTGCGTGCCCTTGAGCTTGTCCATGTACTTGGACAGGCGCTCGAACCCGGCAAAACGATCTACCAGACCCGTCTCCATCGCCAGACCGCTGGACTTGGCGCGGATGGGTTGCCACCAAGATTGGTTGCCCGCAACGATGCTGCGCCCGAACGCATCCGCCTCGGCCAGGGCCGGGTTCAGATTGCGCGGCTGATTGAGTACCTTCGGGGCCAACAGCGCGTTGTCGGCCTGGGTCGGACGCGGCACCTTTGTCATCAGGTTATCGACCGCAGCCAGAGTGGCTTCGAGCATGTTCTCCGGCGTCTTGATGCCAAGCATCCGCAAGAGCGCGCTCTTGAACGAGTCCCACATGTGGCGCAGCGTCCACTTCTGCTGCCGCATCTCTGCCTGCATCACGTCGTCGGACAGCGCCTCAGACGCAAACTCACTCAAAGATGTTTTGGCGTTCTCGTTTGTCGCACCCTTTAACTTCTTATACGCCTCGAAAAGTTCTTCCAGTTCCCGCTTGGCACGGCGCTGATCATCCGTAAGCTGATCCTCGGGCATTTGAATGACGCGCTCGGTAGCGGCGTGCACACCTTCGTGGACAGCCGTGCGCTCATTCAGTCCGTACTTGGCATCCAGGCGAATGAAGGAACCGTCAGCCGCAGCCTGACCGTATGCTGCCTGCCCATCCGGGTCACGCAGATCATTGACGATCTCAACGCGGGTGTTGCCCAGGAGCAGCTTCAGGCGGTCTGCCACTGCGCGGGTAAGGTCGTTAGTGGTGGACTCAGCGATGTTGCTCATAACAACCGCTGCGCTCTTCTCACTATCAACTTCTTCTTTCAACGCAGGCCCTTGCGACGCAGTCGCAGCCAGTTGCTGCAGCGTGTCGGGCGCGGGGGCTTTGATCTTGCTCAATCGCGCTTCAAGGCTGGCCAGTTTAGCGGTAGCTGCTTCCTTCTCAGCCAACAGTTCTTTCTGACGGGCCTCCTGCTTGGGTGACAGCGTAGGCTTGCCGTCAACTTCTGGCCCACGCTTGTTGGCCTCAATGAAGTCAAGCTGCCGCTGAATGTCTTTGAGTTGTCCTCGGGCAGTTGCTACGCGGCCAAGGATGCTCTCACCCTTGGCGCCAATCTCTTCTTGCACCGCTGCCAGATACTCAGCCTTGGACTTGCGTCCAACGCCAAAGAGGTCGGCAATGTCTGGCTCAGCAACTTCGACTTCAGCAAACTCGCGGTCAGCTTCTTCGCGCTCAGCCTGCGCAATGTCCTCAAAAGATTCCGCTGTCTCTTCCTTTGCGGTGCGCCCTTTGGCGACAGCCGTCTCGGCTTCCAACTTGAATTTGTTCTGCCTGAGCAACGCAGCCTTGTTCTCAAGGCGGCTTCGGTTGTAGTCACCAAGAAGCAATTGCTCCAACTCGGTCAGCGGCTCTTTGCGCTGCACCTTATCCATCGCCTGCTTGATGATGGTGTTGGTTTCAAAGGTAGCTTTTTCTTCAGGCGTGAGCGTCTTGCGCAACAGTGTCTGTTGCTCCTTCCGCTCCTTGATGGCATCTTCATCAAGGAGAGTCTCTTGCCCAACGCCTTTGCTGCTGTACAGCGTACCCTTGGGCTTGCGCTCAGCCTCAATCTCAGACTTGGTCGTCGCAGTGATGTCAAGCGCAGGGGCGCCAACACGCGCTGCAGCTTCGGCAAACTCTTTTTCCGTAAGCACCGACTGAATCTCTTTGAGTTCTGCGTCGGTCTTGCGCTTGCGCGGCTTAGGTGGTTCAGCCACCTCGACGGTGCCAGTGTCGATCAGGTTCTTCAGCCACGCCTCACGACGCAGCATTTCTGTCAGCGCCTCTTGGTAGCCAACCAAACCCTTGGGCATTACCCGGGCGTTGAGCGCGTTGGTAACCGCGTCGTTGTACGCCGTCTCAAGCCGGTTTACGATGGGCATCAAGTTGGCGCGGGCCTCGGATGTTTTGGCTTCCGTGTATGCACGCAGAGCAGCTTCGTAAGGCGCGCGCTCTTTCACACCCTCGACGGTCTGCCTACGCGCAGTGTCGTAGGCTTCTTGGAGTTTCTTCGTAAGCGTGCTGATGTACGCACGGTAGCCCTTGAGCACCTGTTGCGGGTTGCCCCGCACCTGCCGCATCTCGTCGGCCAAGATGGTGGGCGTGTCATCTTCCCGTGCCGCGCGCTGCGCGTCGGTAATGGGGTCGTACGCCATTGACCGCAGGGGCTGACCAAACTGATCAACGCCTTCGGGCGCTTTCTGCTGTCGCTCAAGCGTGGCTTGCTGCGCCTTGTACTTCGCGGTGCGTTTGAGTTCAGCTTCGGCTTTGTTGCGCGCCGCCTGCGCACGGCGGTTAACACCTTCTTGTGCCGCGCTCCTGGCTTCTAGTGCGCCAATATCTTTCTTGAGCTTGGACGCTGCTGCCTGGGCTGCGCGCAGTTCGCGCTTAGCCATCGCCAAGACCGTGCGATCACCACCCTTCTGGGCTTCGTATTCGCGCACGCGCCGGTCAGCTTCCGAAACACGCGCAACTGCATCAATGCGGGCAAGGGCCGTGCTAAGCGACGAAAACTGGGTGTTGAGGGAGTTGAGATGCTTACCAAGCGGGTTGTCAGCCAACTGTTCCTTCAGCAAACGCTTGTCTTCGTCGCTGACCTTCATCGTGTCGATGAAGTCGTTCGTCTGGTTAGCAGACAACTGGAGTTCGTTAACCGCAGCCTTGAGTTGCCCCCGACGCGCAACGGCTTGCAAAACGCTCCCAAAATCTTTTTGCACTGCGGCAAGCTCGTCTTGCAGAGACTGAATTTTTTCAGTCTTCAGCTTGCTGCGCGCTTCGATCAGCTTGGTTTCTTGCTCTTCGGCTACACGAAGTGCTTCGCGCAGCGCACCCATGCGCTGCGTAACGCCGTCAGAGTACTCGCCTAAGTTTGTTCGAGGAAGCGACTCAAGCGCAGCCAGTTCTTCTCTCAGCGCATTCAGCCGCAAGAACGGGTAGGCGTTGGCCAGCGCGTCTTCAATTTCGTTAACCGTGCCAGTGAGTTCAGAAATTTTGTCGTTAACAGCGTCAAGTTTTTCTCTTGCACGCGCAACCTTCTTCTCGACCGGTTCGGCCTGCTTGCGCAACCGTTCTGCCGCCTCACCGCCAAGATATTGCTGAAACTCTTCCGGTGTTGCCCGCGTCACAGCGAGCTTCTTCTGCTCACTGGGGAACAGCGCCATTTGCCCCGCGTCTTCTTCGCGCGCACGCTCAGCCTGCTCCACAAACGGCTCAAGCTCAGCCTGAAGAGACAGCGGCACCGCCTTCGCGCTTGGACCACGCAGTGTGTCCTCGCCAATATCACGTGCGGGGCGCTTTGTTACTGCCGCACTGGCGGTCTTGATGGTGCGGGCAAGCGCGGGATTTTCCGCCTCAGCAGCGGCAATTAGTTCCTCACGAGACGCCTTAAATACTAAAGCACTTGCAGCGTCAGGCGCCATGCCCTCCTTGAGCTTCTTTTGGTACAGATCGCGCCGTGCCCTATCCTCCGCGTTGGCCAAGGTAGCACCGGCCACGTCCGCGCGGCCTTCAGCGGGAAATGCCTGCAGCGTGGTTACGCGTCCTGCGCCAGGACGAGCCATGCCCTCTTCGCCACTTTCGATGCGACGAAGCTGCGCATCAAGCTGCCCGTAGAAGCCGTCACGATCTTGCTCAGGCAGCACGTTCTCGACGCGGCTAAGGAAATCGTACGCTTCGTCAGACAGGCGGTTACTGGCCATCGCCCGAGTGAGGCGCTCTTGCAGTTCCTCACGGGTAACTTCACGTGCAGCAGGCTCAGCCTCACCAAACAGTTGGAACCCACCCGGCACGCGGCGAGCCTCGCCCGTGGGCTTGAGGACGTTGCGCGGGACAAGCCCTTGCTCACCAAGATCGGTGGTGATGTCGAACAGCCTGCGGTTTACCTCTTTGCCAAGCGCGTTCTGTGCGCGCTCAAGTTGAGTAGCGCGGCGCTCAAGGCGCACCTTCTCGTCGCCTTCGGCAGTCTTGGCCTTCTCCTGCACATCACGCAGAAGTGCCGTTGCGCGGTCGTAGCGCATAGTGGCCGGAGCCATTGAAAGCTGCTGCGTCAGGCTTGTAATTACACGGCTTTGCTGCGCAGGATCAGTCGCCGCCATGATGCGGTCAACCAGCTTCTCCGCTTCCACCGGCATGGCAAACTGCATGCGGGGCACAGGGCGCTCAGCCACACGACGAAGTGCGACGACTTCCGGTGCAAGTCGCTGCTGGCGCCGCTCATCGGCAAGCCGCTGTTCTTCAGCACGCGCTTCTTCCTCGCGCAACGCCTGCTCTTGCGCTTCAATATCAGGAGCGCCGGGTTTGTACACCCGCGCAGCAAATTGAGAACGCGTCTCAAGAGGCGGCAACTCACGTGGTTTGCCAAGATCAAGCCCCTGCTGTGCTCCGATCTGCGACAGATCGGTGATGCCCATTTCCTGCAGCTTCTTGGCCAGCTTGACCTGCGCGTCGATGTCGCCTTCTTCTTCGGCAACCTCCATCTTTTTGCGCAGCAACTCAAGCTGCTTATCAGCAGGCTTGGGGGTTTGACTGGCAAGTACTTCGGCTTCCTTGAGCGCCTTCTGCACTCGGGAGAACTCTTCGCCAAGCGCCAGTTTTTCGGACAGTACCTTTGTGGTCTGCGCCTTTGTGCGCAACTCGTCAAGGTAGTTGCGCAGGTTGTTTGCCTGGGCAGCGTAGTCAATCGCCTCGCCTTCCGGCGCAGCTTCCGGGGCTTCGCCCAGGACTTGCGGCTCCATGCCCGGAATCGACAACTGCTGCATCGGGCCAGCAAGTTGTTCCTCCTGCATGCGAGTCTGCTGCTCCTGCGCTGCACGCTGTTGTTCTGCAGCGCGCGCGGCGGCTTGTGCCTGGAGCAGAGGCGCGGCAATCGCCTTGGACCGGTTGTACTCGGGCGCCTGTTCCTTCAGTTGCGTCGCCAGTTCGTTGCGGCGCTTCTTCTGGGCCTCATAGGTCTGCTTCTCAGCAAACGAAGCGCCGGGAGGCAGCTTCTGCTTGAGCAGGTCGCCAAGGTCGTTGTACTCTTTCTGCAGCGCGTCATGCTGCTGCATGAAGTTGAGCGCGTACTCGGGCGTCTGTTTCTCCGCCGCAGCCTTTTCTTCGGCCAGACGCTCCTGCTCGCGCTGCTCTTTCAGCGCCTTGCCACGCTCAAGTTCTTCTCTGACCTCGACCCGCTCACGGGCTGCACCGCGCTCGGCCACACGACCGGCAGCACCGATAGGTGCAAGCAGACTGGTCTGGTACGCCGTCTCACCATACTCCTTGAGCGCGTCTTCACTGAGCAGCGGCAGTCCTGCCTGCGCACGCTCCAGCATCTGCTGCGTGACTTCGGTGGGGATTTCGGCCAGTGCACCAACTGCCGTGCCCTTGGCCAGCGTCTTGAGCAGCGTCTCCTTGGCGAGCTTCTCAGCGCCTTCTTCGGCGCCTTTCTCCAACATCTTGGCAACACCGGGGCCAAGCGCCTTACCGGCCAAAGTGCGGCCTAGCGGAACAAAGGTAGCAGCGACGTCCAGAGCGGCTTGTGGGACAGCCGCCGCAGCCGCCGCAGCGCGATCAATCGATACAGGACGTCCTGCTTCTCTGTCTGCTTCACCCTGTGCCCGAATATTGCCTGCAAACTGCTGCAAAGCTGAAGGCACAACGGCACCGGCAATACCACCCAAAACGCCACCGGCTAAAGTACCTGCAGGGCCAAGTGCTGTACCTGCCATAGCGCCCAAACGCGCGCTTGCAAGAGTAGTCGCAATATTTGGCGCCTGCTGCGCAATTGCCAGAGGGGACTGCCGAGCCACTTCACCCGCCGCAGCCAACAGTCCTCGTTCTTCGTACGCTTTCTTTATCAGATCAGTACCGATCTGATTTGCGTAACGGCGGGCAATATCCTCTTCGCGCGCTCTGGCCTCACGCTCAGCTTCTTCGGGAGCGTAAATGCCTTTGACACCTGCGCGCAGGGCGCTCAGTGCAGACTCTGCACCCTTGCCGACAGCGGCAAGAACACCTTCTGAGGGCTTGGGCTGCTGCGCGATCTGCTGCTTGACTACAGCAATGATCTGTTCTTCGGAAGCGCCTGCTGGCCCCTCCACATCGTAAATTCTCCCGTCCGGGCCTTGTACGCTGTAAATGGGCATTGCTGCGCTTCCTAATTTTTAGGGGTTACGTACCCCCAGAACTCTGAAACCGGTTGTATCAACGGACGCCCCGGCTGGCCGAGATGATACTCCAGCAGGGGCTTCCAGGCCAAGCGCCGCAAAGGTCTGCCGCAGGATTTCGTCGTACTTGGCCTTGCGCTGTTCCTCGGTCATCTCCAGCTTCTGCAGGGCTGACAGACCCTTCTCCCAGTTGGCAAACGCCACGTTGGCTTGCTGCAGTGCAGCAGTCTTGCCCCGGGTACCTTCCTCGTACATCGCAGCCTTGCCTTCGGCTTCACGCGTGAGGGCTGCACGGTACTTCTCTTCAGACAGCGCCTTGGCTTCCTCACGCTCGACCTTCTCGCGCTCCTTGCGTGCGGCCAGGGCACCAAGACCAGCACGTCCTGCAGAACCCAAGAACCCGGCAAACCCTTCTCCGCTTCGGCCCGGATCAGCCATCATGCGCAGGCCAATCTCAACCAGATCGTCGTTGGACAGTCCCTTGCGGTCTTTCTTGGGAAGCTCTTCCTTGGCGGTAGCAATTGCTTCTTTCTTGACGTCCTTGGGCAAGTCTTCGCGCTTGATGGGCGCAGGGTAGTTCCGGCCCTCATTGCTGTAACTGGCCTGCTCAAGCATTGTGGGCAGCGCCGTACGCCCGGATTCACCTTCGCTTGCGACCGCAGCGGCGGTAAGGTTCTTGGCGGTTTGCGCCGCAGCAACCCTCGGTGACGCCACAGTAGCTGCCCGGGCAGCTTCCCGCGCACGTTCTGCCTGCTGAAGAAGTTGAATGCGCTCAGCCGCTGACGGGGCCTTGGCTGCTTGCTCGGCAAGACGCTCTGCCATGACTGCCTGCGAAACCACTTGCGCCTCACCGGACATGGCGCCTGCCATGCGCGCAGCCTCTGCGGCGTCCTCTGCGGCTTTGGTATTCCTACCGGCGGCAGCGGCAACCTGCATAGCCTGAATCTCTTCCGGCGTGAGCGTGCGTGCAGCAGACGGCGAGCCAAAGAATCGACGCGTGCCTTCGTACAAACGCTGAATACCAGAGGCTTCGCCTGCTGCTTTGCCCGGAGCGGTCACCGCTGCCATAGGCGTGGGTGCCATCAGAATGTTGCCGATGTTGCGCTTGGTTTCCTCGGACATGCCGAGGCCGGAGCCAACCCGGCTAAAGAAGCCTTCGGGCACGGCAGGAGGCGCCTGAACCGCTTGGCCAGGAATTTGTGCACCGGAAACCGCTTGTGCAGGAGCCGCCTGCGCAGCCTGGGCTGAACTGACGGGGACCAAATTGGTGAGCGTAGCGGCCAGCTTTTTGCCGTAGTCCGGGTCAGTGGCGTACGTGCCGATCCTGCCCGAAGAAAGCCCCTCAGTAAACGCGCCAACATCTCGGCCCGAACCAACAGCCTTGGGGAAGTTGCGCTTAACCAAGTCCGTGTAGTCGCGAGCAAAGTCTTCAGGCGACTTGTAGCTCTTGTAGGCGGCTTCGCTGCCCTCCAGTTTGTCAAAGGCTTTCTTGCCTTTGCCGGTCACGTCCTTGATGTTACCCAGGTTGTACTGACCAACCGTCTTGGTGCCCCAGCCAGACTCAAGGCCCCACTGAGACAGGATGATGTCGGGATCGACGCCAAGCTCAGCGCCAACCTTTTCTGCCACGTCGCGGTACTGCTCGACAAAGCGAGACTTAACGTCCCCGCCGCGTTGATAACGCGCCACACCACCATCGGCCATGCGCACGACAGGTTCGCTGCGCTGAGTAAAGTCAAACATGCCGCCGCGAGAGAACGCGTCTTCAGCGGTATCTGAGACGCCACCTTCAGCGTAGCCTGCGATGCCGCCATCAGCCATGCCTTGCATGTTGGGCGCTTGGAGTTGCGCGATGCCAACTTCCTCTGGCGTGTAGCCCAGTGAGGCTACGGCCTGATCTGCTACCTTGGGCTGGGGCTGCGCCATCTGCGCTTGCGAGGCCGCACGCATCTTTTTGCGAGCCATGCCCTCAGACACAACCAACGGCAGGATGTACGGGTCTTGCTTGTACATCATTGCCACACGCTGCAATGCCTGATCCGGCAGCATGCGCAGTTGGGTGGTGAGTTGATTGATGTTGATCATGTTCAAACACCCATGTTGTAGATGGCCAGATCAGCCAGACCGGCGGGCTTGTCCCGATACTCGGCGTCTTCCACCTCGCCGCCCTTGGCAAACAGCCCCAGACCCTTGGCCGCGATGCCCGCGCCTGCAATCTGACCTATCGCGGAAGGCGGCTGCTGATACAGCGCCGAGCCAGTCTGCGTCAGTGGCACGCCACGGATGATGTCGGACATGAAGCCCAACTGCTTGTACGGGTAGTTCTGGAAATTGAGGAAGTCTTGATACTGAGCGCCCAAGATGTTCTGCATCTGCTGCTGTTGTTGCTGACCGTACTGAGACTGCAACTGGTTGAGCGCCATGTTCTGGCCAAACTGCGTCTGGCCTAGATTGCCAAGTTGTTGCGCGCCCTGCATCGCAGTCTGCAGTCCCTGCAACCCCAGACCGGCGCCATACTGGCGTGACTGCTCGGCCAACTGCACTGCGGCTTGGCGTTGTGCCTGCTCTTGGTTGAACTGCTGCTGAGCCTGCTGATAAGCGGCTTGCAGGCCAGTGGCCTGGATACCGCCCAACTGGGTGGCGAGGTTGCGCTGCGCTTCGGCGTTCTCAATGGCCTGACGAGCGCCACCAAAGGCACCGGCACGGGCGTACTTCTGACCCCGAGCAGTAGCGGCGATGTCCGCTTGTCGCTGAGCTTCCCGTTGCTGGAAGTCCACCACGCCCTGCATGTAGGGCGACATGTAACCGCCCATCACACCCTGTTCGGTAAACGACTGGGGGGTGTAGTACATCGGGCCGTAGGTGCCCGCTTGCAAAGCGCGAAGACCGGCAGTGCCTGCCAGGGCAGAGGCATCGGCCAACTGAGGAGCCGCCTCCATCGCCTGGGCACCGGCAAACGCCTGCTGCTGCAGCGGGGTGAACTGAGCGAACCGCTCACCCATGTACTGTTGGTACGGGTTGTACTCAACGTCGGTCAGCGCCTCGGCTTTACCAAGGAGCGCCTCTGCATAAGGTGCGACGACAGGAGCAAAGCCTGTCTGGTACTGCTGTACTTGGTACGGGGTGGGATCAGCCATGATGCTTCCTTATGCGGGCAAGTATTGTTCGGACTTGGTGTTCTTGGCCACCTTGCCTTTGCCGGTTGTCTTGGCGCGTGCACGTTGCACACGGTCCATCATTGCGTAGAGTTTGCGTGCACCAGCTTCGGTGGACCCATTCCCAATTTCAGAGACGATGCGGGCGGGGATCACAAACTCACCATCGGCGAGCCGCGCGGGTTGACGGTTGCCAATCGTGGCGGGGATGCTGTCAGAGACGCCATCACCAGGACCACGCAGCAAGCGCCCACCATCGGAGTATCCGCCCAGGTTGTATTGCTGGACGTTGCCACCACGAGCAGCGGCAGACGCGATGTCCATCAAACCGCCTGCTTTGTTTCCACCGGTACCGGTATCGGTACCGCCAGTTCTGCCGCCACCGGCAGGGGTCGCCGACCAGCCCTTGCGACCTTCTTTCTGGCCAAAAGTCTCCCAGTGGAATCTGGCGTAGGCGTCGGCGGTCATGCCGGTAGTGCCCTTGAGCCACTCTTGGTACACGTCGGGGTTGGCCTTGAAGTACGACTCAGTGTTGCTGCCAACAGGGTTACCCGCCTGATCGCGGATGGGTGCGTTGGCCGTAGAGGGTGTGCGCTCAACGAACTCAGGGTTCTTAACGTAGCGTTGTGTTTTGGGATCAAAGATCAAACGCTTAGCCTTGATGTTCTCAGGCGCACCGAGGACGGCCTCGGCGTACGGGCGCATCAACTCGCCGGTGGGCGTGAACGGCTTGACCGGGTACGCGCCACGACCCATCAAATAGTCATACGCCTGCAGGCTACCACCAGTCAAACCACTGAAGCGGAACTCATTGTAGGCAGCGCGGGCCTGCATCTCGGGAATGCCTTTGCCACGAGCAAATGCAACTACGTCACCGTACGGCGCGTTGGGGTTGCTCTTCAAGTAGCCTTGCAGAAGCGAGAAGGCTTCGTTTTGCGTGTAGGTGCGATCAGTCGGCTTGATGTCCGTGATGACCGGCATCTTGGTAGCGCCACCACCTTGTTCGTAGGCGCTCTTTACCTCGCCCATCGTGGGTGCGGTGGTGTAGTCAACCGCCGGTGCACCGGTCACGGCAGTACCCGGAGCCACGCCGGGAACGTCAGTGAACAAGTCCGGTGGGGTGTAAGGCACTACCGGCTTGGGGCGCGTGATGTTGTTTGCAGCCATAAAGTCCGCTACGTTCTGCGCACTGAACGACTTGCCGTAAGTTTGATTTACAAGATCAGCGATCTGTTGATCACTCAGACCCTGCGCCACACCGCTTCTTGCAATGCCGATAGCTGCGGCCTGCGGATCTTTAAATATGCTCTGTTGCGCGGCCAACTGCGCGGCAGTAGGTGTGGCCAACTGAGTCGGGTCTACAGCGACACCAATATTGGAGCCGACGCTTTGAATCTGGCGCTTGATTTCTGGGATTCCCAGATTAGTGCCCGCCCAGTAGCTTAAGCCTTCTTGCTCGGCCTCACGACCCAACACATCTCTATAAATCTGGTTAATGTCCTTTTCGCGATCCGTCTGCAAAGTAGCCGGAGCGTAGTTGTATCCAGGACCGGCGGTGCCTGAAATAACGGTCTGCCCCCCAGGCTGTCCTGCGGCTACGGCATTAAGCCCAAGATAGTTGGGCAGCGTGCTTGCAGGTGTAGCAAACTGCTGTGTAGTTGCGGCTGTACGGGTGGCGTCAATTTGTTGAGCCAGTGCGGGGTTGCCTGCACGTGTCTGACTGACTACGTCGTTGAACGAGCCAAGCCCTTGTCCCATCCAATAGTTGATGGCTTCTTCGTTGGGGTTAAGTTCCGCGCCGGGATTGGTTCTGTAGGCTTGCAGAACCTCTTCGCGGGTAGCGCCGCCATCGGCCAGGGCCACGATGCCGCCGGATGCGGCTCGCACTGGTTCTTGCGCGATGTACGTGCCGCCATACGGGTCGTACGTGTAGCCACGGTACATGCCCCGGTTCTGGGTGAGCGAAGGCATCTGCACGTTGGTGGGTACCATCGCGTCGGCTATGACAGGACTCATAGCAAGTGCTGCTGTGCGCCCAAGATTAGAAATGCCACCTGCACCGCTGGCACCACCAAACGATGCCATCAGGTTTTGACGGCCTGCCTCCGTACCCAGGTTAGAAACGCCCGCTGCAATCTTGTCGTAGGGCGTCATGGCTGCGGTTTTAGCAGCAACTTGTTCGGGAATAGCCGCCGCAGCCTCTTTCAGTGCTGCCTCGCTAACAGCGTCTTTAACTGCCGCCTGTCCAACAGCCTGCTGCACACCGGCTTCTCCAGCAGCCGCAAACCCCGAAGCTAGCGAGGCACCACCATAGGCACCCAACCCGGCCAATATGCCTTCCTTGAGACTGCCTTTGGCCAAGCCGGTAACGCCACCAACCAAAATGCCCGTACCAACCGCACCGCTTAAGCCACCAAGCGCCGAACCAATAGCCGTACCAACACCGGGCAGGAACGCGTTAAGCGCCATACCGGCAATCATCGGCAAAATGCGCTTGAGGAAGCTGGCCTCCGGCAGACCCGTTTCCGGGTTGATGGTCAGCCCACCGCCGTGTGCTTCGGCCAGAGCATGCAGACCCCGCACCTCGTCCGGTGTCATGTGGACAAGCATGGAGTCGCCGTTGCGACCCTTAGACGCCATGTGGTCGGCTAGAACAGCAAGGCTCATACGGCCTCCAAGAAAAGGGTTGAAATCATTTTAGGTCGTTTGGGTGCTTAGCGGCTAATCTCTTCCCAGTCCAGAGAGCCAAGCACCTGATCCCCGTTGGATGCCGCCGAGCAGGCCAGCGTTATCTCATAGGGTGTCGCAGTAAACGGGTTGCGCTCAAGTTGAGTGGTGAACAGCGCGGCCTTCAAGATGTCCACACTGGTGGCCCCTTGGTTGGAGCCTTGGAAGTAGCCCGTCGCCAAGATGCGGCCCCCGGTAGAGGAGAACGATGTACCGGTGATGTTGTACTCAACGGAAGAGTTCGTGCCTGCACTGACCCAAGTGCCACCTGTCGTGGTGCCGTTTACAACCACCGACCATTGATAGTTTGCGTTGTTCGTGACGCCCAAAATTGATATTGCGGTCAGGATAGCAATACCGTCCAACCGCGTTGATTTCAAGCGGAACGACACGACGGGGTAAACCGTCCCGGCGGTGGTCAGTGTCTTTGGAGTTGTGATGGGAGTC